ACTAGCAAGAATACGTCAACTAGCTATAACACTAGTTTCAACACCACGACTTCGCGTGGCACTAGCAGGAACACGTCAACGTCGTTTAACACGTCCTTCGCCACGGCCACGAGCAGGAACACTTCGAGGAACACTAGTAGGAACACCAGTAGGAACACATCTAGGAACACGACCACTACGTTTGCTACGCTTTCTGGTAAAAGCAACATAAATACAACGAGAAGCACGGCTACATCGTTCAGTACGTCGTTTTCTACATCGTTCTCTACATCGTTCTCTACGTCCTTTAACACCACGACTTCGAGGGCCACGAGCAAGAACACATCTACATCGTTCAACACGTCTTTTGCTACGGCTACGAGTAGAGGCACAAGCAGAAATACATCAACCAGTTTTAACACGACCAGATCGACTGGAACGAGCGCAACCACCTCGACTGCGTTTAATACGACAAGAGCAACTGGCACTAGTAAATCAACTACAACGACTTTCAACACAGCGTTTAACACCACAACGACGTTTAATACAACAACGACTTTCAACACGAACACTGTTATATTCGAGCGACTAACCGCTACCGGCAACCAAACCGAAGTTGCGTCAGGAAGCGCACATAACGCTAGATATTGGGATGGATCACAGTGGACGGAAGCGTAGAGAAAGAGCTAGAGGCTATAAACAAGCGTATAGAAACAATGCTTGACATAGTGCTTGAGCATTTCGGGGACACTGAAGACAGATTTGATGGTGTTGAAGAACAACTAAACGCTTTGAAATCCAAGAAGTGGGTTCCTGAAGATGGCTCTTAGCATTCTTGCTAGAGAAGATGAGGTCGGTAATAGCGCCTCGCACTTCTTCAAAAGCGGTAATGTTCTTAGAAATCCTAAGAACGAAGCCCTTAACATGCGAAGGCTTCTGCCAGATAACGGCTTATACAAAACAAACCTTGAATACGATCTTTGGTACGACGTTGGAGGCAGAGATAAGATTCATGGGTATGTGTACACCGACATGCTTAGTGACTTTCTTTACTTAAAGCCAGCAAACGCTTTCTTTGCGGAAAGCGCGATGTACGCCAGCATCAAATTAGATCCATCTAGTTATGGCGAATACCTAGTAGACAAGATTGGCGAAGGTGTTGAGGACAAGTACCGGTTAAGGCCAAGCAAATCAGAGAATGAGTTTGTTATCTTCCTACCCGGAACTAACTGCATCAATAATGTCCTTGATTGGGACAAAACAAAAAGAGCGGTGGATCAGGGAGCGGTGCTAAAGCCTCACCCTATCTCCAGTGCATCTTTGATCCAGCATCTGAAGAACGTCTTTGGGGAAGATAACGTGCTTGGTAAGAAGGAATCAGGGCATCAGCTACTACACGACGCAAAGATAGTTGGCTGCTGCGCTAATAGCGAGATGGGCGTAGCAGCAGTTGCTGCGAAAAAAGGCTTTCATCTGTTCTCTGACTTGAAGGCAAGCAAGCACGCCACCTACACCAGTATTTACAAAGCAATGCTAAGTGGCGGTAATTACAGGGAAAATCTTATCAAGCTGTTTGATAGCCCATTTAGCGGTATAATCTACAGCAAAAGCGATGACGCAGTGGATCGTATAGCGTCTTTCTTCAACCAGTTTTCGGAGGTTCCGCACAATGAACCCAAAAATACTAGTTCGTGAAAACGCTTGGAGCGCAATCACAGTAGACTCAATCAAGGCGAATATGCCTGATTGGGAACCTGTTTTAGTTAAGCGAGAGTCCGCAGGAGTTGTTGCTACTGCCTTGAACAACGCTGACGGCATCACGATGTGTGTTCGTGGCGGTATTGTTCTTGATATTCAAGAGGATGACCTACCTTCCGATGAAAAGCTGTCCGCGTTTCATATTTCACTGGCGAAGCGCGGAGTCTATGTAGATAACCCGAAGCACGATCAGATATACAACCTAGCCGGTGCGAACATCACTCACGGCACTTGGGATTTAGATGTCATTATAGTCAACCCTGATATGTGGGACGCTGTTCCTGAAGAAGATGCAGGTTCTTTGCGGGATAAGAAGATATTGAAGATGCCTCGCTACATGAACCACAGAGTAGACCGTGTTGCAGAGAGGGTCTTACCAGCCTCAGAACTGGCTAGATACGGCGTTCTTGGGCACGAGGCAAGTGTACTAAACTACGTCGGTGTCCTGACTCACGGGTTGTACGGCGCTGCTAAGTACGCTTACGCACTAGACCGCTTAAAGCCGTTTACAGCAAATCTTTCTGATGAAAAGAAGGCTCAAGCCGAGGCATATATAGGGCGGTGCGAGTCGCAGTCTAAATTCATCAAATCTTTAGCGGAGAGCAACTAATGGCCTTAGTCCGTACTCGTATATTTTCCATAGTAGACGCTGAATTTGACCGCGTTTTTGATGGTTCTATAGCCATAATGACCGATCCAACCACAGGCACATACCCCTTTGCCGAGCTAGGACTGACTGAACTTGCAGACCAGAAAGCCTACATAAGACAACATTGTGAGGACATGATTGCGTCAGACAATGCGTTCTGTTTCAAAACAGAAGATAGCGGACTGCTACTTACAATGGTCTTCGGGACAGTTGCGAACAGCCAATTAGAAATGTACTGGTGGTTAGGGGCGGACGATGCGTCTGGAAGCAGAAGCTATGTGTATGACAAGGCAAACGTGCTTTCTTTTCACACTTGGCTCAAAGAGCAAGGCGTAACAACGATACGAAGCCACATCACCGAAAGGTCTACTAGGCTAAGAGATTTCACCGATGATGGCGCTGCTAGAATTCGAGCAGAAGCTGGTGACTGGGGTGTGTCGGAAGTAGATCCCACCATTGGCACTACGGACAGCGCGTTCCAGACTAAATATGCTAACGTCAACTTCAGAAAGTTGACTATGAACAACAATGCAAACTTAACCGTAGACGATGATTGAGGACAAGCGATGTATATACCGGAAACAATTGACGTGGATGGCGCTGAGTACAAGGTCGTAGATCTACCACAAAACTTACAGAACTTGCTGGTAGAGCACTGCAACGCCGTCTTGCAACAAACGGCGTATGAACGTTTATGCACCACCCTTGCCGATGAGATAGCTCATGGGGTAAAGGATTGGAGTTCAACGAACACCGGAAGTACCCCTGACCTGCATTCGGTTACTTAGGATGGACGTTGGCGCTGTTGGTGGAATGTCTCAGGTTAGCTGGAAGCAGGTTGCTGTTCAGAAGCAAGAGGTGTTGAGAACCGGCGGTGACGGTGAGCTAGTGCGTGAAGCGATACAAACCATAATGCCTACCGTGTACACCATGAAAGATGGGAGGATAACTGTAGAAAAACTAGCGCCTACCCAAAGAATTAACATCAGCGTTTAGGAAAACTTATGGCGGAAATGACAGCGGCGCAAAAGCGCAAAATGATAGCCGAGCTACGTAAAGCATCAAAGCTACACGCAGGGCAAGCTGACAGGCTAGAGAAGACTCTTCCAAAGAAGAAAAGCAAGTGACTCCAACAGAAAAGGCCATAGCAAAGATTGAAGCACACGAGAAAGAATGCGCTATCCGCTACCAAGGTATTGAGCAGCGCCTTCAAGACGGAAGCAAGCGGTTTGATCGCCTCGAAATGATGATCTGGGGGGTCTACGTAACAGTTGTTGTAGCAGTCGCGCTGCCGCAATTTATGAGGTGAGTTATGATTATTGAGTCTGTTGCAGCCGCTGGTATGTTGCTCCAGCAGATCAACTCGGTCATCCAGAATGTGAACGAAGGCAAGGCTAATGTCGATCAGGCAATGGCTTTGGTATCTGATTTTGGCGAAGCTCTCAATGCGTTTGAGATTGACCGCAAGTCTTCCGCATTCAAGCCGCTATCTAAGAACGACATCTTGAAGCTGCAAATGCTTCGCAGGTCGCAGGAGCGATACCAAAAAGATCTTAGGGACTTGCTATTAGTCGCAGATCCGGCGCTTCTGAAATCTTATGATGACGCGATTTTCCAACAAGAAAAAGATAGGAAGGCCCACCAAGCTATGCTGAACAAGAAACGCAAAGAACGTGAAAAACTTATGCACGACATTGCAGTTGGGGCGGTGTCTTTAGTTATTGGCGGTGGTGTAGCCATCGGTATGATTTACTTAATTGTCAAAGCATTCGGGCCTTAGTTATGAACGCAAAACGGTTAGAAGAAGGTAGTGAGTACGCTGAATATGACGCAGATGGCGACGGCATAGTCTCTGATGCAGAGATAGAAACTAGCAAAGAGCTACTTGAGCTACGGCTACACCATGAACGAGCCGATGCACAACGGGCTATGAGTTGGTTTGCGCTGTGGGGAATGCTGTTATACCCGTCACTAGTTGTCGCATCAGAGTTCTTTGGGATGAACCAAGCTGCAACGATTCTTGGCGACATGGCGGCAGTCTACTTCGTGTCCGTTGCGGGTATCTTAGCGGCGTTCTTTGGCGCACAAGCATGGTCAAATAGGAAATAGATATGAGTATCGTTGCATCGTTAGTTGGGCCGGTTACAGGGCTGCTGGACAAGTTCATAGAGGACAAGGATCAAAAGAACGCCTTGGCCCACGAGATTGCTACTATGTCTGAAAAGCACTCGCATGAGGCGCTAAAAGGCCAGCTAGAAATCAACAAGATGGAAGCTGCACATAAGTCGTTATTTGTAGCGGGATGGCGACCTGCTATCGGTTGGATCTGTGCGCTGGGCCTGCTCTATAACACCATCATCGCCAACATAATCAGCATCTGGGTAGCTGTACCAGAAGTAGATACAACGCTTCTAGTGCCCGTTATGATGGGGATGTTAGGGTTGGGTGCTATGCGTTCATACGAGAAGGTCAACTCCGTCGCACGGGAGAAGTAATGGGTCAGTTGATTGACATGATAAAGCGCCACGAAGGCGTCAAATCCAAGGTCTACAAGTGCAGCCAAGGGTACGAAACAATAGGCGTAGGTCGAAACATCTCAGAGTCTGGCCTTGGGCTGTCTGATGACGAGATAGATTATCTACTACATAACGACTTAGAGCGTTGCAATGAAGAGCTGGCTAAGGCGTACGACTGGTACAGCGAACTAGATAAACCCAGACGAGACGCAATGGTTGATATATGCTTCAATCTGGGCATTACGCGGTTGCGTGGGTTCGTTAAAGCTCTGGAAGCTATGTCTCGCCAGCAATTTGACATCGCCGCCGACGAGTTCATGGACAGTAGGTGGGCCACACAGGTTGGTTACCGAGCCGAAGAGGTGACAGAGATGATTCGCACAGGTACATATAAATAATGGCTCTGCGTAAGTTAGCGTTTAACCCCGGCGTCAACCGTGAAAATACGCGCTATGCCAACGAGAATGGCTGGTTTGATTGCGATAAGGTCAGGTTTCGAGCTGGGCTACCGGAAAAGATTGGTGGTTGGGAACGTATATCTGACAATACTTTTTTAGGTGTAGCCCGTACGTTGTTTAACTGGGTTACGTTACAAAACCAAAACTTAATGGGTGTAGGCACTAACCTAAAGTTCTATATTGAAAAAGGCGGTGTGTATTTTGATGTAACGCCCGAGCGTACGCCGTCTGGAGTATCTCTTACTAATCCTTTTACGACTGTTAGCGGGTCTAGCACGGTAACTGTAACCGATGCGGCTCTTGGGTATATAAATGGCGATTTTGTTACGTTTAGCGGCGCATCTGCTGTAGGAGGGCTTACATTAAACGGTGAGTTCCAGCTAACGTATGCTACTGGCAATAGCTACACCATTGAAGCATCAGCAGCAGCTTCATCATCTGCTACTGGCGGCGGCTCCGTAACAGCAAAATACCAAGTAAACGTCGGCCCTGAGACTGAAGTACCGCTGTCAGGTTGGGGCGCTGGTGGTTGGAATGAAGGTGCTTGGGGTGAAGGTGTTATATCTTCAGATGCTATTCGTCTTTGGAGCCAATCTAACTTTGGAGAAGACTTAGTATTCGGCCCTCGAAACGGTAGGCTTTACTACTGGGATGCTTCTGTGGGGCTAGATACACGCGCTGTAGACGCTACTACACTATCAGGGGCATCTAACGTACCCACCGTACAAAACGTCACACTAGTATCCGATGTAAGCCGGTTTGTATTTTGTTTCGGCGCAAATACATTAGGCACTTCAACGCAAGATCCCATGCTTATTCGCTGGTCAGATCAAGAAGACATTACGAACTGGACACCCAGTGCAACAAACCAAGCAGGAGATTTACGACTATCTAAAGGGTCAGAGATCATTACTGCACTACAGTCCCGCCAAGAAATACTGGTGTGGACAGATTCAGCTTTGTATTCGTTGCAGTATCTAGGCGGAACTGCAGTGTGGGGATCTCAGCTACTTGGAGATAACATCTCTATAGCCTCTCAAAACGCTGCGGCTTTTGCAGATGACGTAACGTACTGGATGGGGATAGATTCCTTCTACATGTACGACGGTAGAGTGAAGGCGTTACCTTGTTCTTTGAAGCGGCATGTCTTTAATGACATAAACCATTTTCAGACTAAACAAGTCTTTGCAGGCACCAACGAAGGATTCGATGAAGTATGGTGGTTCTACTGTTCTGCCAACTCATCTACTGTAAATAAGTACGTGGTCTATAATCATGTACAAAACATTTGGTACTTCGGCAGTTTAGCCCGCTCCGCATGGGTTGATACGGGGATCAGACAGTTTCCCGTTGCAGCTACATATAGTAACAACTTAGTCACGCACGAAGACGGTGTAGACGATAACGAGGTTGGTGAAAGAGCCGGTATCACTGCGTTTATAACCTCTGGAGAATTTGACATGGACGACGGGGATCGGTTCGCTTTTGTACGCCGAATACTGCCCGACGTAACTTTCAATGGGTCTACAGCAGACAGTCCAAGTGCAACACTAGAATTGTTACCGCTTCAGTCCTCGGGTTCTGGGTACAACAGCCCTAGATCAGAAAGTGGTGAGAACAGCGGTGCTGTAATTCGTTCTGCTGTAGTACCTATAGAAGCCTTTACTACTCAGATTAATACTCGGGTACGTGGTAGGCAGATGTCCATAAAGGTACAGTCTTCAGATATAGGTGTGTCTTGGCAGTTCGGTGCGCCTAGACTTGACATACGTCCTGACGGGAGGCGGTAATGCCCACATACGTTGCTGTAGCTCCTCGGCTACCTAACCCACCAAAAGAATACACACAAGCTAATTTTGAACAGCTTAACAACGCTCTACGATTGTATTTTAACCAACTAGATGAAAATGTACGTTTAGCGGGTGCTTCTCCCGAATCTCAAGCGCAGGTGTGGTTCCTTGGCTAATCAATACAAAAACGCAAAAGCAGATCTAACCAGCACAGGTGCCACTACGCTGTACACATGCCCTGCGGCTAAGACAGCTATAGTAAAGTCTATCTTGGTGTCCGAAGACGCGGGACTTGCCGATACCATAACTGTAACGCTTACCGACGCATCTTCTAATGTGTTTAGTCTGTTTAAGACAAAAGCTGTTATAGCCAACAACACACTAGAACTTCTCACAGCGCCGTTGGTGATCGAAGAATCGGAAATACTGAAAGTACAAGCTGCAACAGGTAATAGGCTGCACGTTGTAGCTAGCTTGCTGGAGGTTACGTAATGATAGGTGGAGGTTTCGGCGGTTTTGGCGGTATGGGTCTAGGGGCACTTGGAGGGCTTGGTGGGTTCGCACCTACTCCAGAACAAATACAGGAAAATCTGAAAGCCTATGGCATAGCAGGCTATACCCCTCCCGCGCCTGTTGCGCCCGTTGCGCCTATAAGACCAAACCGATTTCAAGAAGAGGTAGCGGCTGTTAAAAGTCCTAGACCCGCACCTGTCGTAGCGTCTAAACCTACACCAGTGATGCCCGTTGCACCTGAACGAATCCCCACATCAACGACACCAACGCCTGTCGCACCTGTTTTTTCTGCGCCCATATCGGACTTTCCAGAAGGCAGAGGGGTAGCAGACGGGCCGACGACACCAACGCCCGCAGCGCCTGTACCCGCAACATCTGCCCCTATTCCCCCTACGGCAGACCCAGTAATAGCTGCCGACGCGCTAAAAAATGTGCGGGCCATGACTAAAAACATGACTCCAGAACAGTTACGTGAGGTATCAACATACGCACCGGAGTTGGCTGAACAGTTAAGAGAGCCAATAACACCCAAGAGCGCCGTTCAATCGTACAAAGATATGCTACTAGGTGCTGCGGACAAGAATGTGTATAGCGTTATAGGCGATGTAGACGAAGTAGATGATTTCTACGACAGGTCGTTCAAAAACACAGTCACAGACCCACTGGGAACAGATAAAAAAGCGATAACAGCTAGAGATACAACGGACGGTGGGGCCAGAGGAAGTCAGTATTTATCAGGCAAACGAGGAGATGTATTTGCGTTTACCTCTGACGAATACATATCTGAGGTAGGTGCTCCCGAATACTTGAAAGCGTTAAAGCGCGGCGTTGGGGTAGACAAGGATGTGCTTCGATCTACCTATGGCTCTATAGCTAATGCCGATGGTGCAGGTACTGCGGCAGCATTAAGTAACCACTATGGGTTTGACGTTCTACCTATTGATTCTGCATCAGATATTGAAAACTTTGGTGGTAACTACGGAGAGCATACAAATGCTTCACAAGAACAAATCTCCGAGTTTCAATCACTTATCAAGCCTGTACTTGCTGAAACTATACCCTACCTACAAGCCACTGAAGGTTTAAGCTACCAAGACGCACTGCTAGAAGCATACAAGCGCGACCCTATGGTTCAGGCCATGTACGCTAAATATGGTGTGCAGCCGATACGGCAAACAAAAGACGGGTCTACTTACCTCTATGACCCCATGACTTTCGGTGAAATACGTACTAAGGAAGTCAAAGATAGCTCTGTTAAAGACGCACTCAAGGTAGCTGCTCTGGTCGGCTTGTCCGCTTTTGGTGGCGGTGCATTAGCTGGTACGGCTGCATTTGGTGGGGGTACGTCCGCTGCTGGCTCTGCATTGGCCTATGGCACGACATCAGCAGGTATTACCGCAGCTACAGGCGGCGATACTAACGACATTCTAAAATCCTTTGCACTTGGTGGTGTAGGCGGGTTCGCCAAAGGACTTAATGCAAACGCAGCAGGGCTGGCAGATAAAGCAAGACAAGGCGCGTTTACTTTGGGTGCTGCGGCACCAGACCCTGCGCTAATAGAAGCCGCAAATGCTGCTGCAAAAACTGCCGATTCGTTTAACAAGGTAGTGCAAGGGGCTAAATTCGTAGACGCTGCCATAGACGGAGATATAGCTGGCGCTGCGGTTTCTATGTTTGGCCCTAAATTCACCGAAACAGCAATGAACAAAGTTGGGCTAGATAAAGACTTCTTATCTGATTACAACATAAACCAAGACGATGTTGTTGCGGGGCTGGTTAAAACCCAGACGGAACTAGCTAAAGGCACAGACTTTGGAGATGCTATAGCTAGAGGTTTTGGCGAGTATATTATGGAGGGTGGAGCGTTAGCGCCTAATAACGTCAAGACACCTGAGTTCATCAAAATGATAGGCGATGCACTCAGGGAAGTCGGTAGCAAATTTGATGACGTTATCTTGCAGCCCATAAAGGGTGTTGCAGAGCCGGTGATAGATGTTGCAAGGGACATAGGTAGCGCGGTAGACGATGCGTTCATACAGCCTATTCGAGAAGGACTTAAAGTTGTAGACGACGAGGCAATACAGCCTATTCGAGAAGGACTTAAAGTTGTAGACGACGAGGCAATACAGCCTATAAAGGAAGGGTTTGAAACAGTATATGAGTCAGTTGACCTACCCGATGTTGATGTTGACTTATCCGATGTTGATGTTGACTTGTCCAACTCTGGATCGCCCGATGCCGCTACCCCACCTTTTTTCCCCACACTGATGCCACGATTCCGTCAGGTGGTCTCAGAGGTACCAGAAGGTCAGGAAATTACACCGTACGATTTTGGTGATGATCCGTTACTAGCATTCTTAGCTGACAACCTAAGAAAGAACCAAGAGTATACGGCGGCAAGTGGTGGTGTAGTCAGAAGTTCTTATGGTAATCTTGACGAGCTGCTACGTATAGTTGGAGGCAAGTGATGGGTTATGGAGTTTTTATGGGGAGTAATCCTCTTTCAGACGATGATTTGCTGAGTGAGTTTGGCTTCGACGAAGACAACAGATCTAATGCCGACATACTCGATTTTATTACAGGCGCAAGTGACTCCATGCCTTCCGACGACGACTTGTTGTTAAGTTTATTTGAGTTTGGTGAAGACGAGAGATCTAATGCTGACATACTCGCCTTTCTTGCGGATGCAAAAGAAAACGACTACCAACCTACAATCGTAGACAGGATTCTCGCGCCGTTTCGTGGGTCTAGTGGGTCTAGTGGGTCTAGCAGCGGCGTTAGTTTAGGTAGTCTGGTAGCCCCGTTTATCCTAAGCAAAGCTCTAGGAAGCACAGGGATGTTTGATACTAAGAAGCCTCCTGTCGGCTACCAAGGTAGTATTCCTAAGCTCAAAGCAACACGAGAACAGATTACAGGTAGAGACGACACAGACCGTCGTCCCGGTAGCGGTGGCAGACGTTACTTCTCAGACGTTAGCTATACCAAAGAAGCAGATACTTTAGACATGGCTGCTGGAGGTCTAGCTTCATTAGAAGGTGGCGGGTATTTAGAGGGCGATACTGATGGGCAAGCTGACCTTGTGCCCGCCGATATTGATGGCGTACAAGAAGCCCGCCTAAGTCACGGTGAATACGTGTTACCTGCTGATCTAGTTGCTATTCTTGGCAACGGCAATTCTGACGCAGGTGCGAAAGCCTTAGACGAGTTTATGTCTACAGTCCGTAAAGAAGCTACGGGAACGCCGAAGCAACAAAAGAACATCGACGCAGACAAAGCTCTGCAAATACTGATGAGAGGGTAGGGTATGGGAGCAAATACAAATACAGATTATGTCCCAACTGGTATACCTACAGACGGCACCGTAGGCCAATCCGCCGGATACGAAAACACATTATCCGAATACGCTGGCCCATACGTTACAGATATGCTGGCAAAGGGCGCTGCGCTGGCAGACATGCCCTACACTGCGTACGAAGGCCCGCTAACCGCAGGTACTTCTGCTCTGCAAGACCAAGCCTTTGCAGGCTACGCTGGTTTAGACACCGCTCCCGCCACAAGTTTGGGCAGTTTCTCTGCTACGGGTGCTCCTGCGATTCCTAATTTTTCAGGTATATCCGGTGTAGCCGCACCTGTTCGCCCTGCTGTGGAAACTTTCGTACCGCAGGGAGGCTCAATCCAGTCGAACGTAGCGGCCCAGTACATGAACCCCTACCTACAAGCTGTATTAGACCCACAGCTACGTGAAGCACGTAGGGAAGCTGATATTAGTCGTATCGCAGATGCTAGTAGACTGACTAAAGCAGGTGCTTTCGGCGGGTCACGCCAAGCTATTATGGAAGCCGAAGGCCGTCGTAACTTAGGACAGCTACAGTCTGATATTGTCGGTAAAGGCTACGCAGACGCTTTTGACCAAGCGCGTTCGCAGTTTAATACAGAAGAAGCCCGCAGAATCGCCGCAGAACAGGCTGACCGCCGATACGGTCTAGATGCTTTATCAGCAATGGAGCGTGCCGGTGCGAGACAGCGTGATATTGAACAAGAAGGCATCACTGCCGACTATTTGCAGTTTGAGAAAGAACGTAAGTATCCCTACGAGCAGATCGCGTTCCAACAGTCTCTACTTGACGGACTACCTCTTACAGCAAGGCAAGAGTCTTACATTGAGCCTAGCGGATTTGCGTCTGGGGCTGGAGACATGAACGCGGTAATAGAATTTTTAAGGTCAATTGGCGTCATCCCTGAGACTTCTTGAGTTAGCAATATGAATAATCCTATTAGTCAAATCGAACGCACAAAAGACGCTTATGCTGGAAACATGCAGGGGCTACAGAAACGTGCAAACGTGTCAAAAGAGCTTATCGACCTGCTTGCTATGCAACAGCTCAAGAAAGACCTTGATGCGGCTAAACGCAATCAGATGATGCAAATGCAAGGCAACCCTGCCACGGTAAAGGATCAACTACAGCAGGGTCTTATGGGGGAGTACCGCCAGCAAGCCGCGAAAGAGATGGGTATGATGCCCAGCGAAGGTCAGGCTATAGCTCGCGCCCAACAAGCCATGCCACAAGGTATGCCCCAACAGCAAGCACGTATGCCACAAGGTATGCCTCAAGGCGCTTCACAGCAGCCACAAATGGCGCAAGGCATGATGAGTCAAGCTCGTCCAGTGCAGTTAGCTGGCGGCGGTATTGTTGCGTTTAATAAAGGGTCAAAAGATGAAGGGCCGGTAGAAGTGCCAAAAGGGCTAGGCTCAGATGAGCTAGCTGACTTTTTACGAGGCACCGTCCAAGGGAAAGGGCTTTCTGCTATGGAGCAGGCTAAAGAGTTCAAACGCTTGATGGCAGAACAAGGCTTTGACCCGTTAGGCAGGCCAATTATTGAAGAAGAACCAGTTTCAAAAGGTACGACACGTAGAAGGGCAAGAGCGCCAATACCTGCGGAAGAACCCGAACAAGGGGGATTAGCTAGCATAGCATCTGCTACTGCCCCAACACGAGGTACGACTGTTACCCGCCCAGCCGAACTAACAAATGAACAGTACGCGGAGCAACAAAGAAGGAACAGAGAAGGAATTATTGGCGCAGCTAATAGGCGTAAGAAAGAAGAGTACGAATCTAGTCTACAAGGGCAGTTAGACGCAGTAAAAACTAGCGGCATAATGTCCGGTGTAACTCCTTACCAGCTAGACCAAGAACAACGAACCCAAGCGGAAGGCGAGCTAGGACTAGACGCTGACAAGAGAGGACTTGCGGCTGTAGAGCGCATAAGAGATCTGTCGAAAATGAGTGACAATGAACAGTTGCTCAAGGACATGCG